AGGATCATTGCTGACGACATACGCGCCAGCACAGCGGCGCTTCAATCACTGGGAGAATCCGATGCTGAAGCGCGTGAATGGCTGGATGGTGATCTGCCTACTGGTATTACTGACTGGCTGCGCGAGCTCCAGCAGCCCAGCTCCCGTGGTTCTGTGCGACTGCCCGACGGTGCCCGCACACCTAACGAGTGAGCTACCCGCGCCAGCGCTGATACTCAATAGCAACCGCGGCCTGTTGCTGCTGTTGGCGGAGTATGAGGCGCTACGCCGCCGGTTCAATGCGGATCGGGCGGCGGTGGTTGAGATTATGGAGAATGATTTGGGCAAGGATTAGCGGGCGCGCCATCATTTCTTTTTTTGTTTCGTGCTTTGATGACGCGCTGCAGGCTCGAAGGTAGCGCTTCAGGCATAGGCTTCATCTGTTTGATGCGCCGGCCTGAGATCTCTTTTACTTCGCCGTCTTTGTTTGTAAGTCTTTTTTTCATAACTAGCCGCCTTTGTCTCTTGCGAATCAGAATGTGAAAGGCTTCGTTGATATAATAGAACGACAAAGCCCGAGGGTGCGCAAACACTCCTCGGGCTTCTAACCAAAAGCAATAAAGAGGATTGCTAATGGCTAAGGCCAATCTTAACAGGGTTTTCACCTGCCATCACTGTGCCGCTGAGTTCACAGGCAGGAAAAAGAAGTTTTGCTCTCCCGCTTGTCGTGAAGCGTCAACTAAGCCCACCGCCCCGCACACTTGCCAACATTGCGCCCAAGCGTTTGAAGGGCGAAAGAGAAAGTATTGTAGTGAGAAATGCCAGGACGCAGCAAAGGCAGATCGAGCTAAAGCGGTGGCACTGCAGGAGAGGAAATCTAAGAGCTGTGACAATTGCGGCCGCGCAGTCCCTCCTCGCCGCCAAAAGTATTGTTCTGCTGGCTGTAGCCGTGCCGCCGAGACGCAGCGACGAAACTTTCGCTTAGAGTGGATACGCCGCGCCGTTTCTAGGGGTGAGTGCGGACCGCCGACGCACCAAGAGTGGCTGGGACAGAGGACATCAGTAGAGCGCTATCGCGCAATCCAGCAAGAACCTGATCGGCAATTTTTGGAGCGAAATGCCAGGGATGCTTGGCGACACCACATCAAGGTGCGAGCCAGTGATGAATGGTGTGAGCGCTATTACAAGGCGCTTGGCAGGCCGTGGAGCAATCCAAGGCTGTCCTCTAGCGAGCAGTGGCGATTGAGATACCGGGCTGATGAGCGCTTCAATCTTAACGAGAGGATGCGAGCCGCCCAAAGGAAACAGGCGAAGCTGGCTAGGACCGGCGAATTAGTGAGGACCGCCCTATCCAAGCAGAAGCGGTCCATCACGATGGAGAAGCGTCTAGGTTACTCGCTAACAGAGCTGCGCGACCACCTTGAGCGTCAGTTCACCAGGGGCATGACGTGGGACAGGTTCATGGATGGCGATATTCATATAGACCACATCACGCCGAAGTCGCTCTTCGACATCACAGATGAAGAGCAGTACCTAGCCTGCTGGTGTCTCTCTAATCTCCGTCCGATGTGGGCCGCTGACAACATAGCGAAAGGTAGGAACAAGCAGTTTCTTATCTAATAAAACTTAGGTTCTTCTGCGCCTCTCAGGCAAAGACCACGGGTATAGATAGGCGCGGAACTCGACAAATTTTCGGCAGCTCATGGTCGTCAGCAGCACCTGGCTTTAATCCGCGTGGTCGCCGCATTTAGCGGTGCCGATGCTGCCGAAATCAATAGAGGTACGGTGCCGATAGGATGACAAGCGTGTGGCAGAGATCAATCGCCTTGAAGAGGCCTACAACTGGAACATCACCAGACTGGCCGACGCGTTTGGTCTGCATCGCGACACGGTGCGTAAACGCCTCAAAGAATCAGGCGTTGTTCCTGCGGGCGCGCGCAACGGTGCCAACGTCTACGCACTTAAAGATGCAGGTCCCGCGCTTTTTAGCGAGTCCCGCCCTGGTACTGCTAACGATCCCGATGCATTCCACCCAACAGACCGTAAAGACTGGTACCAATCTGAAAACCTGCGAGTAAAGCTTGAGAAAGAAATGCGCTTGCTGGTGCCAGTTGAAGAAGCGCACAGGGAAATGTCCCGCCTTGCTAAAGCAGTGGCCAGCGGCTTGGATAGCCTCGCCGACATGCTTGAGCGAGACGCAGGCTTGCCGCCAGAAGCGATTGAGCTGGTAGAGAAGACCACCGACGCGCTACGCGAGCAGATGTATCAAGTAATCGTGAGTGACGACGAAGGCGACGATGATGAGTAACTTAGCCAGCGCTGCCGCTATTCGTCGTGACGTTGCTGAGCTGATACGCCCGCCGCGCCGCATTCGCGCAAGCCAAGCCGCTGCTGAGCGCATGAAGGTAGTGGGTGGTGATGGCACGGTTAGAGATTGGTCGGCCGACGCCACGCCCTACATGGTTGAGCCATTAGACTGCATGGGCAGCCGCCTTTATGACGCCGTGATATTTGCAGGCCCAGCGCGAACAGGCAAAACCAACGCCTTGGTGGATGGTTACGTTGCCTACAAGATTGACTGCGACCCAGGCGACGGCCTGATCGTTCAGATCTCGGAAGAAAAGGCGCGCGAGTTCAGCAAGAAACGCATTGATAGGATGCTGCAGAACTCACCGGCACTGGCAAAGCGGCTGAGCCCCCGCGGCCACGACAACAACGTTCACGATAAAACCTTTAGAGCTGGCAACTACCTTGGCATCAAATGGCCGTCGAAGAACGTACTAGCGTCGTCTGACTACCAGTTCGTACTGATTACCGACTTTGACCGTTTGCCTGAAAACATCGATGGCGAAGGCGACGCCTTCACCCTAGGTGCAAAGCGGACGCAAACGTTTGGCTCCACCGGCATGACGCTAGCGGAGAGCTCGCCAGGGCGTGAAGTGGTTGATCTGGATTGGGAGCGCCCAGCCGATTGCCCGCACATGGCACCGCCCACTACCGGCATCTTGGATCTATTCAACCAAGGCGACCGCCGGTTATGGTACTGGCAGTGCCAAGAGCACTCTTGTCAGCAGTGGTTCACGCCCACGATGGACAACTTCAACCTGGAAGCGCGCCAAGCGTTTTGCCCGCATTGCGGCACGCTAGTGGAGCCTTCGCAAAAGCGGGCGCTCAACCTGACAGGCCGATGGGTGCCTGAAGGCATGGAGCTCACCACCAGCGGCGAACTAATAGGGACCCGCCGACAAACCCGCATCGCTTCATTCTGGATGGAAGGGCCTAGTGCAGCGTTTCAGAGCTGGGCAAGCCTTGCAGAGAAGCTGGCGCGAGCAGAAGAGACCTACGCCCAAACGGATAGCCAAGAGACGCTAAAAACAGTCACCAACACAGACTGGGGAAGGCCTTACCAATTCAGGCGCAAGACCACGCAGCGCAGTGCTCAGCGGCTACTGGATAGAGCAGAAGACACCGTAAAGCGCACTGTGCCCCATGGCGTGCGGTTCCTAACCGCCACTATCGACGTGCAAGGTGGCAAGGATCGTCGCTTTGTCGTACAGGTGCATGGCAACGGCCCGCACCGAGAAACGTGGGTGGTTGACCGCTTCAACATAAAAGACGATCGCGGCCCAGAAAACGACCAAGAGCCACGGGCAATCAACCCGGCCAGCCACCCCGAAGACTGGGATCTCATTACCCGCGACGTAATTCACCGCACCTACAAGCTGGCTGATGGCTCAGGCAGAAGAATGCCGATTTTAGCGGTGGGTGTTGATACCGGTGGTGAGGGCGAAGGTGTCGAGTCGGTTACTAACCAAGCCTATGAATGGTATCGACGCTTAGCGAAGGCGGGCGTTCAGAACCGCGTTTACCTGTTGAAAGGGGCAAGCAGTAAAACCCCCAACCGCGTGCGCAAAACATGGCCCGACAACACCGGCCGCAAAAGCCGCAAAAGCTCAGCGAAAGGCGATGTGCCGCTATACCTGCTAGGCACCGACTTACTGAAAGACGCTGTTGCCTCAATGTTAGACCGTAATAACCCTGGCATGGGCTACCTGCACACACCGGCATGGCTTGGTCGCTGGTGGCATGACGAGCTGACCTACGAAGTGCGCGACCCCAAAACAGGCAAGTGGTCGAAGCCCGGCAAAAAAGCCAACGAAGCCTTCGACCTGTGCGTTTACAACCTCGCGATGTTGATCCTGCTGAAAGTGGAAAAGATCAACTGGGAACAACCGCCCGCATGGGCCGAAAGCTGGGATACCAACATGCTGGTGATTAAGCCCGACAGCGCCGTGCCTCAAGCGCAGGCAATAGAGGCGGCTAACGCAAAACAGCCCCGTAAGCGACGCGCACGTGTCGTGAAACCCAAACTTTAGGAGCGCCCATGGCCTATACGCCCGAACAGCTGACCGAGGTGCGACAGGCCATTGTAGACCTCGGGCTGGGCAAACGTGTTGTTTCCGTAACTCACAACGGCCGCACCGTACAGTTTGCCCAAACCGACATCGACAAGCTCCGAGATTTAGAGCGCACGATTGCCGCTAGCCTGATACCTGCCAACAAGCGCCGCACCCGTACCCGAAGCGTGATGACCTCGAAGGGCCTCTGATATGACTGCATTCACCAAACCGCGCATCCGCATGACGATGCGCGGCGGCCACTTAGTGCCCGTAAACGCGCAGTACGAGGGAGCAAGCACCAAGCGGCGTATGGCAGGAAAAGGCAATACGGTCACCGGCCCAAACACACCGATAGAGCGCAGCCTGCCTATTCTGCAGGCGCGCAGCCACAACGCCATTCGCAACAACGCCTATGCGGCCAGTGCTAAGGAAAAGTACGTTTCCAACCTAGTGGGCACTGGCATCAAGCCTCAATGGGGAGACCCAGCCACCCAAGCGCTTTGGGATCGCTGGGTAGAAGAGTGCGATGCCGATGGCGTTGATAACTTCTACGGCCTGCAGGCGCTGGCGCTAGGTTCCCAGTTTGAAGCGGGTGAAGCGCTAGGTCGTATTCGGTACCGCCGAGCAACAGACGGCCTCAGCGTACCCATGCAGCTACAGGTGATCGAAGCCGAACACCTAGACCCCACGTTTAGCCGTGCTTTTGGTGCCCGTGTGATTCGCATGGGGATTGAGTTTGACGGCATTGGACAGCGTACCGCCTACCACCTGTGGCGCTATCACCCACACGAACAGCTCACCGCCGCCTACAACGAGCGCGTACCGGTACCGGCAGATAACGTCATTCACATGTACCGACGCACGCGCCCTGGGCAGTTACGCGGTGTGCCAGAGCTAACCAGTGTGATTGTGCGGCTGTATGAAATTGACGAAATGCAGGACGCCACATTAGCGCGGCAAAAATTGGCGCAGCTATTTGGCGCATTCGTTAAGCGAAAAACCGACCACGAACCAGAAGATGACGGCCCGTTTTTCGGCACCCACGTCACCATGCCTGGGGAAGCTGACGAAGGGCTAACCGAGTTCACGCCGGGTGGCATTCACTATTTAGAAGATGATGAAGAAGTTACGTTCTCCACGCCGCCCGACATTCAAAGCCAATACACCGAGTGGCTGCGCACCGAGTTGTTAGCGGTGGCCACCGGTGCAGGCATTACCTACGAACAGATGACCGGTGACCTCAAGGGTGTGAATTACAGCTCTATTCGCGCCGGCCTTTTAGAGTTTCGCCGCCGCGCCGAAGCCCTGCAAGCCCACCTGATCGTTCATCAGTGGTGCCGTCGCATTGCTGCCAAATGGCTAGACGTTGCCGTCACTAGCGGGCGCTTACAAATCGCCAACTACTGGCAGCAGCGCGACCAGCTACTCGCCATTGACTGGATCGCACCGAAGTGGAGCTGGGTAGACCCGCTGAAAGAAGTCACCGCCGATCTGCTCGAAGTGCGCGGCGGCCTAGCCCCACGCAGCGAAAAGGCCGGCGAGCGCGGCTGGTCGCTGGATCTTCTTGACGCCGAAATCGCCAAGGGCAACGCCAGCGCCGACAAGTACGGCCTGGTACTGGATTCTGACCCACGCATTACAGCCAAAAACGGCGGGCTACAGAAAGCGCTCGAAGCCCTGGCCGCCACCGAAGAAGAGGACTGACCATGAAATGGTTCAAAGCACAGGCCATGGCGGATAACCCGCGCAAAGCCATTGTCTCCATTGACAAGCCTATCGGCAGCGACTGGGCACCCGACTGGATCATTGATTTCACCGGCGAACAACCCGCCCGCGAGTTTATCGCCGCCGTCGATGGCCTAGGCGAGCTGGATGAAATCACCCTAGAGATCAACAGCCCAGGCGGTGATGTGGCCAGCGGCGTGCGCATTTACAACTATCTGCGCAATCACCAAGCCAAGGTGCATACGCGGGTAACCGGCACTGCCGCCAGCATCGCCACCATCATCATGATGGCCGGTGACACGCGCTCCATGGCAATTGGCTCCACCATGATGACCCACCGCGCAAGCGGCTTAATGCTGGGTTTCTACAATGCCCAGGAAATGGAAGAGACCGCCAAGAACCTCAAAACCATTGATGCCGCCATGGTGGACATTTACGCCGCCGCCACAGGCAAAGACAAAGACGCGATTGCCGCGTTACTGGATCAAGGCGACACCTTTTTAGGATCAGACGAAGCCATTGAATGGGGCTTTGCCACCGAAGCGGACGCACAGCTAAAAGCCGTGGCCTGTGCTGATCCCAAGTTGTTTATGAAGCAGCTGGAACAAGCGGGCGAAATTGCCACGCTGAAAGCCAAGCTAGCGGGTGCCGGTACCGACACCATGACCGCCGCTGATGCGCTGGCGCTGGCGTTCGATATGACGCCCGAAGAAGCCGAAGCTCAGGCCGCTGATTTGGGTGACCAGATCCTTGCCCTACGCCAACAGCAACCCGCAACGCTTGAAAGCCTCTCCATTACGGCTGAATGGGTTCAGGAAAACGCACCTAGCGTGGCTGACTCCTTGATGACTCAAGCAGTCGCATCGGAACGCACCCGCATTACCGCCATCGTCAAAGCCTGCCAAACCACTGGCCAAGCGCAGCTGATGGAAAAGCTGATTGCTAACGGCATGGATGATAAGCAGGCCAGCGAATACATCTACGACGTAGCTGCCGCCCACGGCAACCGCTTCAGCATTCATAACAGTCATTCGCCCGAAGGCGGGCACAAGGCGGGTATTGATCACACCAAGATCTATAACCGCTACAACCGCAAGGCGCGCGCGTAGCCGCGTCGATACCTAGCCAACCAGGAGACTGACATGGCGACCAAGAAGTTTGTTGAGCCCCGCCACACCGGCGAACACGTGCTTTCCGAAGCCAACGGCGCACGCTCGCGTGAAGAAGGCGTATTAGCGGCTGGCAAGTTGCCCGCCGGCGCCGTGCTAGCGCTAAACGGCGATGCCGAATACGTGGCCGTTGACCTAGCCGCCACCGACGGCACCGAGGCCCCCAAGGCAGTGCTGTACGCCGCCACAGATGCCACGGATGCCAAGCAGCCGTGCGTGGTGCATGTACGCGCCTGCGAAGTGCACGGCGAAGCCCTGACATGGCCAGCGGCCGCCACTGAGGTGCAAGTTGAAGCAGGCGTTAATGGCCTTATCGGGCGCGGCATTATCGTCCGCGACTGATGTTGGATAACCCAGCTGCCGCGCGCCGGCACACCTTCTTAGCAAAAGGAAAGGAACCGATTTATGAACATCTTTGAATCTGACATCTTCACCATGGCCAGCCTGACCGCCGCCATCAATGAAGTGCAGTACGTGCCCAGTCAGATCGGCGATGCCGGCTTGTTCGAAGGCCAGGGTATTAGCTCTACCCACATGGTGATCGAGAAAGACGGCGACACCTTAGGCCTGGTGGAAGCTAGGCCGCGTGGTGCCCCAGGCACGCCGGTGGGTGGCAGTAAGCGCACCGGCGTCACCTTCACGGCCGCTCATCTACCGACCACCGCCACCGTACTGGCGGACGAAGTGCAGAATGTGCGCGCTTTTAACAGCGAAGACACCATGGAGGCGGTGCAAACCAAGGTTAACCAGCGCCTAGCCAAGATGGCGGGTCGAATCGATATGACCCACGAATACCACCGCTTGGGCGCCATCATGGGCAAAGTGCTGGACTCAGACGGCACAAGTGTCATCTATGACCTGTTCAGCGCCTTCGACATGACCCAGCAAACGGTCGAGATGAAGCTGGACACCGCCACCACAGATATTCAAGGCCTCTGCCTCGACATCCACGAAAAGACCGAGGAAGCGCTAGGCGGACTAAGCTACACCGGCATTACCGTGCGTTGTGGCAAAACCTTCTGGCGCAAGTTCATTAGCCATAAGCTGGTGAAAGAAGCTTACGAACGCTGGGAGTCCGGTGCCCGCCTGCGTGCAGACCCGCGCGACGCCTTCATGTTCGGCGGCATTTTCTGGGAGCGTTATCGCGGTGGCGGCAAGGTCAAGATCGCAGACAATTCC